TAAAGACATCATGATGGATGACTCTGAATGGGAGTGATACAATGACGATTTATGAAGAACTTTTGGAAGAGGCGAATAATAGCGGACTGATTGTCCGCGAAAAGACTCTTTCCGGCAGTGATGGTTTAATATACAGAAATAGAATTGCGATATCCAACAGGCTGAAAACATCCGCAGAAAAGGCTTGCGTCTTAGCTGAAGAAATCGGACATCATCATACTGCTGTTGGCGATATATTTGATCTGCAAGATATTGAAAATATGAAGCAAGAACAAAAAGGAAGATTGCACGGGTATAACCGGATGATCGGATTGCGAGGCATCATATCAGCTTTTAATGCTGGATGCCAGAATAGATATGAAGTTGCAGAACATCTGCATGTCACAGAAGAATATCTGCAAGAAGCTATTGACTGCTACAAAGGAAAATATGGCGAGTATATCACTGTAGATAATTATGTTATCTATTTTATTCCTAATTTAGCGGTCATGGAAATGATATAACCGCTTCGGCGTTTATATAGAGTAAAGTGGTGTTAAGGTACAGGAGAAAAGAGGAAAAACATGAAAAAGAAAATTGTAGCTATGTTATTAACTGGAGCTATGGTTCTATCCATTACAGCGTGTGGCGGAGATAAAGAGCCAGAAAAAGAGAATACTGCGAAAACAGAAGCTACGGAAAAAGAACCGGAAGTCGAAGTGACGTATCAAAGTATTCTCGATGATTATACAAAGAAGATTGCTGATGCGACTCCGGGACTTGTGGAAGAATATAATAACGAAGCAGCTCCGATTGCCGGAGACTTAAATGCGCTTGCTGAATTATCAAATAGCAAGGTTGAAAAACTGGCCGAGATTTCTAATCAGGGCGTTTCCGAAATGGCTACGCTAATGCAGAAGAATGGGGACGAGTACAGTGTTTATGAAGAATGGTCATTGAAATTAACTGACGTATACACCCAATACGCAAAGCAGATCACTGACGCATACACTTCTTCCGCTGCCGGCATGAGTACGGCAGACC